ATTTTCAAATCCTTTCAACTTATTAATTTCACCCATAAGTTGATCCTGATGTTCGATTAAATCAGGAAGTCCAATTGAAGTGACTTGTTCTCTCATTCTTGATTCTGAAACAAGAGTTTCTATCGTACCATCTTCACTAGTAAATGTATCTACGTTCCTCGTTATGGTTGTACTATCTAAACCACCAGTAGACAGATCCGTTGTTTCTCTAAAATAATCGGTGCCACTTTCATTTGATATTTCAACATCTGACATATTATTCATGAATGATGATTTTTTGACAAGTGCATCTTTACTAAGATCGCCTGAATCTAATCTTTTTATTTCAAATGAACCTAAAACAGAACCACCCTGATCAAATTTTGATATACGTTTAACTGTTGGTTGACTTGTTGACCCAGCGGCAGAGTTTATTCTTTTTAAAGTATCGATACCGATTTTTTTCACAGCTTCTTTTGATATAATGAACTCGCCAGGAGTCAACATAGCGGGAACGCTATCTTCATCATTGTTAGTTTTATCTTCATCATTATCAAATACTGGGCCACCTTGAGCAAAAGCAGTTACATTCTCCTCTATAAATTCCTCTCTACTTGTATCATCACCTTCATAGAAAAAAGTTTCATCATATTCGGAAGAAGCTTGGTCTTTTGCAACTCTCTCGTCACGTTTTTTGCGTTTTCTAGATCTATCCGCCATACCCATAATTTTGGCGATTGGGTTTATACCCTCCATTAAAGCTTGAGGTGTGGATATATTCTTTTCAGCTAATGGATCATAATTTACATTTTTTGATCCATCTTCATTCAATTCACCCTCTCGACCACGACGGAAAATATTCAGGCCCCCGCCACCTCGTTTATCAAAATCAGTCAAACCAAGAGTTAATGTATCTAAAACTCCACCTACACCACGTTTAGTTCCTTTTATTAATTTTTGACCCAGTAACATTATACCACCGATACTTTTAAGAAGTAAACCACCTACAGCACCTACAATTCCACCCAAAAAGTCTGTAAAGAAGTCTCCAATTCTCCCAAGAAGTCCTTTTTCTTTATCTTCCTCTTCTACTTGACCCTGTTCACCCTGAGCCTCGCCTTGTCCTTGTTCTTGAAGAGCTAGAGCTCTCGCTTCCATCTCTTCTTTTTGTGCTCTGTCCTCTTCCTCTAAAAGTCTATCTGCCTCTGCATCTCGATCTTGTTTATCTCTTATATTGATAATATCACTAAGATTCTTAACATCTGCCTTCAGTGTTTCGATTGTTTGTGTTAAAGACTCAATTGTTTGAGCTTGAGATTCTATAATTACTGAACTAGATTCCGCTTTTTCCATGGCATCATTAGCCACCGCATCGACTGCCTCAAGTCGAGTGAAAAATTTCTCAACCGAAATTTTATTTTCAGATTGTTCTGGTTGTTCTAATTCTTCTTCATCCATACCTTTGGACGCCCTCTGCTTGTTGTCTCTTTAGATTTTCTTTTTCAATATGATCCTTAAGAAGAGCAGTATAAATGTCTCTTTCCCACGGGATCATATTTTCAAGTTCCGTCAAGCTATATTTATGGTATTGCATGAGAGAAAAATTCAGTTTATAGAAAGTTTCAAGATCCTCTCTTGCAATACTCACCCGAAAAAATCGGCTAGGCCCTCCAAAACGATACTACTCTTTTCTTGTGTATTTGGATTTACAACTTCAATAGTCTTAGATAATTTAGGCATTGTTGAAAAGAATTTTTCAACTTCCTTATATTGTTTTGAGTTCAACTGTTCAATAAATTTTACTCTTTCGGTAGGACTATAATCTTTACCTTCCCAAGCATCTTCCTCCGTATAAACGGTATCTATACAATCAGCTATAACTTTAAAAGTTTTATCAACTAAAGTTTCTGATTTATCTTTAACATCAAAGTTACTTTCAATAAATTGATTAAGTGACGGATATTTCATCCGAAGAGTCATTTTATCATCTAAAACAATATCCGTTGTGTGATCCTCTGGTTTAATGACTTCAATTTCATCAACGTAGATAGTTACAGGAACTTGCGTAACTTTATCATCAGGACAAGTCACAGTCATTTTGATGTCCTCACCAATTGATTTAGCACGAATATTTAAGAAAAGATATTCAATATCAAAGGTTGGAAGTTCGTCTACCTTAACATTTCTTGTTAAGATGCATTTTTTCAATACATCTGTCACAGCATTTGTGATTTGTGTTTGATCTTTTGAATCTAATGCAATAATTAAAATCTTCTCCTCTTTTACAAGAAAAGGTCTATATTTAATTTTTTTATTTGATGAAGGTAACTTCAACTCATAGGTTGGAGTTTCTATCGATGGTAAAGGCATAATTAATTAATTTAGTAAATTTAAACTCCTCCCAAGGGTAACATGGAGTTCGTTCCTGTGGTAGTATATTGACCACTTTCTAATTTAACAGGGAATGGTTGGAATTGTCGATCATTTGAATTGATCAAGTTCGGTTGATTAAGAGGAACCTGACCCTCTAAATCTTCAAATTGAGTAAAGAATCTATCATAAGCTAGTGTTAAAGCACATCTTAACACATTTGAGTCACCATAGGCAACTCTCATTGAGGTTAAATTAGTTGGCCATATGTTTACAAATTCATATGTTGTCATAGATGATTTATATTCGGGATTGTTATTTTTTAAAAAAGTGTCTCTCTCAAATTTTGTAAGATGAATTATTTCTTTGTAAGTTTCTGGATAACTGAATCGTGAATATGCAGAAAAATCTCTTTTCCCAGTTTTAATTGGATTGATATAAGACATCCACGTCTCTAAAACTTCTAAAATTACCATATCTGCATCACAATAAAAAACAAGATTGAGTGGAGGGAAATTTCTTAAGTTTGGAAATTCCTCTGTAATTCCTTGATGATGACCAATTGCACTAGAGGTTACAAACTGTGTGCCTGGAATTTCTGCTTGTGTACATAATAGTGACATTTTCTGTTGCCACGATGTTCCTTGAGTCCTTCTCTTGCCTGGAATCTTTTTCAACCAAGTTTCATAATTTCCAAATGAAAAAGTAACTTGATAAAAAGTATCAAGCGCTGGACGTGCAACGCTATCTCTAACATCCTTGATGTTACCTTGAAATATGTCTGATCTTCTTGGGAATAAACTATTTTCTGCCACAATAAATAAGTTTAACTTGTTATTACTATATATGAGCTATAAAGGAATATATAGGCCCTCTAATCCTAAAAAATATAAAGGGGACTCTCAAAATATTATTTATAGGTCTTTATGGGAGAGAAAATTTATGAATTACTGTGATTTAAATGAAAATATTCTTGAATGGGCGTCAGAAGAGTTTTTTATACCCTATCGTGATCCAACAACAAATCGTGTTCGTAGATATTTTCCTGACTTTTTTATTAAATATAAAGACAAAAGTGGTGATATTCGTAGATCAGTGATCGAAGTTAAACCAATGAGAGAAACACTCGAACCAAAACAAACAAAAGGTAAATCAAGAAAAACAATGATAAACGAGTCAATCACATACGTTCGTAATCAAGCAAAATGGAAGGCTGCAAGAGAATTTTGTGATGATCGTAGATTAGAATTTAAAATTATGACTGAGAAAGAATTAGGAATACGATGAGTATTTTACGAACTATATTAGATAAAGCTGGTGGTCAAGTTACTGAAGATTACTTTCGTAATCAACTAATTCAAGAACTTGGATCAACAAACTTTAACGATGATGCAGTAGACACTGCTGGTTTTTATCCTGGCCAACTCTATTTTTTTACATACTCAGCACAGACAAAACAACCTTATTATGATATGTATCCATTATCATATGTGATTGAATATCAAAAAGGTGGATTTTTAGGTTGTAATCTTCACTATGTTCAATTAACTCAAAGAGACGAATTAGCAAAAAGCTTACTAAATAACTCTGCTCAGGGTGCAGTTGCAGTTCCTCGAAGAACTCTACATAAATATCTTTATACTGGCGTAAGAGGAACACCATATCGTATTCCAAATTCAGAATGGTCAGATGTGTCACAATTACCCACTGAAAAATTCGTTGATATGAGAGGCATCCCAGTCTCAAGGGAAAGAGTTTACAACAAAAATTAAAAATGGCAATAGCTGTAGCACTAGCGAATTTAACAATCAAAAAAAGTAGACCATATGACATAACCGATCTCGGAACTATGGCTTTTGAGTTTGCTAATAATGCGTTAGTGGGTATAAAAGAAAATGTAGCGGGTGTTCTCAAACAAATAGATCCCATTTCGGATTTATTTGACACTGCTGCTGCCACATCTGAAGCATTAGAGGCGTATAATATTGCAAAACACGGGCCAAACAAGGATGCGTACGAGAGTTTAATCAATATATCAGATCCAGATCTTTTAAAAGCTTATTTTGATAAAGAAAAAAAGAAATTAAATAACGAACAATTTGTAGATCCATCTGATAGATTACCATCATTAGCTTTTTCAGAACCTCGCAGCACAGGCGATTCATATCGAAGAGGTAGAAAAGTAGGAGGCAGACAAGGAGATAAACAAGTTTTGGCATATCC